ATTTGCTGACGTAACCGGTCAGATTCCATTGTTTGAATCAATTGATGCAAGCTTGAAACGGGTAATGGGTTTCGGTGTGCAATTTATGACCACCACGGCCCGCGAAGCAATGGTCGGTCGCATCAGCCCTGAGTCCGGTGCTTTGGCCTTGTTGCTGCGCATGACCGCCAGTGCCGAGAACCAGTTGTATCAGCGCATCTTCACCAAGGCTTTGGAAGATCCCGCCTTTGCCCAAGCAATTACCCACGTGGGAACGCCTGCCCAAGGTGCTAAGGCGGCGGCTCAGTTGGAAGGTATCGGGGCGAACATGTCCCAAATCTTCAACGAGCCTCTCAGGACCACTGCTCCCGGTATTGCTCAACGCATCATCCGTCAGGAATTGCCGCAGGAGCAGTTGCAGGGTCGTCAGGCAGAAATTGGAGACATGAAAAGTTTGCCGGTTGTTTCACGTGAAACATCTGCCAAGCAGATGCTCAAGGCTTTCCCGCCAGCGCCCGCGACCCGTGGCTACGACTTCAATCCACGTGTGCCCACCACACCACCAGCAAAGACAGGCGGCATGGGGCAGGTGCAATTGATGTATCCGTCCATGTTCCCCAATGACCCAATCAGTGGTTTGTTGCAACAACGCCAAGCAATGGTTCAGGGCGGGCAGCAGCCCGTTCCCGGACAATAGGAGTAAGACATGCAGATGATTGGACAACTGGTTGCCACAATGTTCCTGAGCCGCGAAATGGCACACAGGGCGCATTTGGCTGTGACAGGGCCCGGAAGTTTCTCAAAGCATTCTGCTTTGGGGGAGTTCTACCCTGCAATCATTGAGATTGCCGACAGCATTACCGAGGCGTATCAAGGCCGTCACTCCATCATCGAGATCCCGTATTTGGAAGCGCCCGAAGACTACGGCGACATCATCAAGATTTTGGAAAAACATCTTGATGACATTGAAAGTATTCGATATGCCGCAGTGGACAAAAAAGACTCTCCCATTCAAAATCTGATTGATGAAGCCGTGGGTACCTACTTAAGTGCCCTGTACAAACTCAAAAATCTTAAGTAGTACGCGCATGTGGACCCAATCAGCATTCTCTTTGCAGCCAATGCTTGTGTCGCCGCCATCAAGGAAGGTTGTGAGTTGTACAAGCAGGCCAAGACTTCTTTCATGGAGGTTAAAGCCACTGTGGACGAAGTTGTTGGAATTGGCAAGGAAGTCCAAGGATTCTGGGCAAAGCTCTTCGGAACAAAGCCAGCCGCCCAAGCCAAGCCTGTGGCGAAAAAGAAGGAAGCCTACGTTGCCGTTGACGAAACCAAAGTCATGTCGGACATCGTTACTCAGCTTACCCAGTTTTTCAAGCTACAAGAACAGCTTGCAGCGCACATAAGGGAAGAGGAAGAGAAGAGTAGATCAATCTACGACCCCGATGCCAACCTGATGGAAGCTGCCCTGAAGCGGGTAATGGCTCAAGACCAGATGGCAGCGTTGGAAGTGACAATCAGGGAAACTATGGTCTACCAGTCTCCTCCTGAAATGGGGGCAATGTATTCCAAGGTTTTTGATATGCGAGATGTAATCAAGGCAGAGCAAGACAAAGCAAGGAAGAAACGGGATGAAGACTCATGGCAACGCAAGGAAAGGGAACGCCTTACAAGCGAAAAGCAAGCGTACCTGCTAGTGACTTTTCTTTTCCTCCTGTATATGTGGCTCCTCCTGAGCCTCTTAAGCAAGACTGGGAAAGCGTAATGGGGTGGATTGCTGCTTGTTTACTTGTCGTTTTGTTGTTGCCTTTTTTGGGTATGCTGTATATAGATGTGCTGCAAACCAAGCAAGAGGCCAAGCAGCAAATTGAGAAGATGGAAAAATTGCGCAGAGAAATGGAAAGGGATAAACGTGACAAAAAGCCTGATACTTTTGGTGATAACCCTGTGTTTGATCGGGTGCGACGACCGCTATCGTTACCCTTGCCAAAATCCGACAAACTGGAATAACGCTGAATGTAAGCCGCCAATCTGTACCGCTGCTGGTACTTGCCCTGAAATGCTTGTCAAACCAGAGGAGAAAAAGTAATGCCCACCATTGGATATAAACCGAATAGCCGCTTGAGTTCCGACGAGATTGAAGTCAGGGTTTGGGCATTTGTCATTGTGGTCTTGGTGACCATCCTGCTGGCCTCAATGGGTATGTTTCTGTACTCAGTTTCGTTTGTCACCCAGCCTATGAATGGCAGCATGGCGGCAATCGACAAGGTGTATACACAGCAGATTTCAACAATAATGGTCTTCATTACTGGTGTGCTTGGCGGCGTAGCTGGACGCTCTGGTGTCAAGGCAATTGCCAACGCAAGCGCCAAGGCTGAGGCCACTGATAACGATGAGCCACCAAAGCCATGAGCCTGTTCAATCCATACGTCCTGCTTGGCATCGTCTTAACGGTGCTGGGTAGTTTTGGCGCTGGATATTACAGCGGCGAGCAGAATGAATACGAGCGTCAGCAGCTTGAGATTGCCCGTTTAAATGAACAGGCACGGGAGACAGAACAGCGTATGGGCGAGGTTGCCCAGACATATGCACAGACTCTAAGGAAAGCCAACAATGTTGCAAAAGCTAAAGAAACTAAGCTGCGTACTGATATTGCCTCTGGTGAGCGCAAGCTGTTCATCCCTGTCAAAACCTCCTGCCCCGTATCAGCCGCCGCAGATTCCACCTCTGTCGCCGGAGATAGCCGAGAAACAAGAACCGAACTTGACAGATCGGTTGCTGAAGCTCTTATCGCAATCACAGCCGACGGAGACCAAGCCATCCGCAAGCTCAACGCCTGCATCGATCAATACGAAAAAATGAGGAGCTTTAAATGACCCAATTGACAACCAACTTTTCTCTGCACGAACTGACCAAATCAGAGACTGCCCTGCGCATGGGCTTTGACAACACCCCCGGCGAAGCCGAGATTGAAGCTTTGCGCCTGCTATGCGAGAAGGTCCTCCAACCTGTGCGCGACCACTTTGGCAAAGGTGTCAAGTGTAATTCTGGGTTCCGCAGTGCGGAAAGTAATGCGGCAGTCGGAGGATCTCGTACCTCAGACCACGTCAAGGGCCAAGCAGCAGACATCGAGATTCCCGGCGTAGCAAACGCTGACTTAGCTCAGTGGATCATGGACAATTTGGAATACACCCAACTCATTTTGGAGTTCTATACCCCGGGTATACCCGACTCTGGCTGGGTGCACGTAAGCTATGATCCCAACAACTTGAAGAAGCAAGAATTGACTGCAACGAAGGTTGCAGGGAAAACACAGTATCTTCCCGGATTAGTAGCATGAAAGCAAAACCCAAAAAATCTACTGTAAACGCTGCGGGCAACTATACAAAGCCGACTCTACGCAAGAAGATTGTGTCTCAGGTAAAAGCCTCAGCAACTCAAGGCACGGGCGCTGGGGAGTGGTCGGCCAGAAAAGCCCAGCTTGTGGCCAAGAAGTACAAGGCGGCGGGCGGGGGGTACAAAGATTGAAGGCCCCACAGAAATCCCTAAAAGATTGGGGCGACCAGAAATGGCGCACCAAGTCGGGTAAACCCTCATCTAAAACAGGGGAGCGGTATCTTCCTGAAGCAGCTATCAAGTCTTTGTCCCCTGCTGAATATGCCGCCACAACCAAGGCCAAGCGCAAAGGTAAGGCGGCAGGGAAACAATTTGTAGCTCAACCAAAAAATATTGCAAAGAAAACCGCCGGATTTAGATAAACTAAGGATTAGCAGTTGCCGTCCTCTCCATCGGCATCCTTAGGCCCCGGCAGCAATGCTGGGGCCATTTTTTCAAACTGCTCTACCCGTTGCCACCACTTGTCCTTGTAGCCGTCAAATTCGCGGCCACAGGTTACAAATTCCTGCACTTCCCCATCCTGCGCCACCATCATGATCACGCCGTGGTCAATGTTGGTTTGGTATAACTGGTTGTGCGCACAGGCGTAAGCCGCCAGTTGGATGAAGTAGTCATCAATCCATTTGCGGGGCTTCATGCGGTTGGTCTGTTTGAAGTCAATGATCGATGCCTCGCCCTTGTAGACACCTACGCAGTCAGTTGTGCCTGCATACCGGAAAGGGTAATACAACTGGGCCTCTGTTCCCCATACCTCGTTGACGTGGGGAAAAAATGTCTCAATCAGTTTGTAGCCCATACGGTAGCCCTTGACTTGCAGCCATGTCCGGGGGGCGGGTAAATCCCTATTCAATAGGAGTCGCTCGACCACGTTGTGCATGTGGGTGCCTACCGTAGCAGCCTCATTTTTGATCTTCTCCGCCTGCTCCCAACCAACCCTTTCGGCCCACGAATCAAGGTGGGTTCGGTCTTTTGTATCCGACAGGATACGGGTGACGCTTGGCATCTCAGGTCTATATCCATCGATTTTGTATACACGTCCGGTGGAGGTGTCTATTCTTTCGAGTTTTGTATACACATACTTGCGGCGGATGGGGATGAGTTGCATTAAATAATCCAATCTTTGAAGTTCTCGCCCAGCACTTGCGAGGCAATGTTGATCTTGTTCCGAAGCGCCTTGACGATGTGTTCGTCGACCGTGTCTTTAGCAATCAGGTCGACATAGGTTACCTTGTTGGTTTGACCAATACGATGCGCCCTGTCCTCTGACTGCAAGCGCACCTCCAAGTCAAAGCTGTTGCTGTAGTAGATGACCGTATTGGCCGCTGTGAGCGTCAAACCATAGCCGCCGGTGCGTGGGTTGCCAACAAAGAATCTAAGCTCACTGTCGGGGTTTTGGAAGTCCTCCACGGCCTTTTCCCGGTCCTCATCTTCGGTGTCGCCGTAGTAGGTGGCAACAGAGGTCATGCCGTATTCCTTTTGCAGCGACAGCCGGATGTTCTCAATGTCCCTGCGGTAATTTGCCCAAATGATTATCTTGCCACTGGTCTCCTCCAACACAGCCATGAGTTCACCAATACGGTTGCTGGGGATGTCAATCTGTTGGCCATCGTCGAGTTTCACGTGCCCGCAGCATATCTGATGCAGTCGCATGAGCTGGGTCAAAGCATTGTTGGTGCTCATCAAGTTGCCATCAACAAGCGCCAAGGCCATGAGCTTCATCTGGTCATAGTATTTCTTCTGCTCCGGGGTCAGCTCAACATCGCGGCGGGTGTAAACCTTGTCCGGCAGGTCCAAGCATTCTTCCTTGGTTACCCGGAAGGAAAAACCGTTGAGCTTTTCCTGCAACTCATTGAGCCTGCGGTAGCCCACAATCTGCTTAAAGGTGTGCGTTGGCAACCTGCGCTCAACAAGGATCGCGTACCGTGCTTGGAAGGCGTAGAAGCTGGCGCTGTTCAAGCAATCCGGCCCTAAGAATTCGCATTGGCTGTACAGGTCCAAGGGGGACTTGGTCACGGGGGAGCCTGTTGCAATCCTCCTGTACCGCGCATCGCGGGCCACCTTGATGATGCTCTTGGTGCGCTTGGCGTTGGGTGTTTTGATGGTAGTGCTCTCGTCGACCGCCATGAAGGAGGAAGTGACACGCAGGAATGTGCGGGCGTAGGCCGTTCCCCTCTCAGTGCTGAACGCCTCGATATTCATGATCAGGATACGCAGCTTGTCCAGAGAATTGATCATCTCCTCCATCTCAAGCTTCTCCGCCTTGCGGGGAGCAGGTGTCCAGCATGCCATCTTGTATGGCACATGGTCAGGCATGTGCTTGGGCAGCTCGGACTTATACCAATTGCGGTACACCCCCTTAGGGGCCACAATCAGCATTGAGTCGATCTTGCCCTTGTCGTAGAGCATGGCGGCGTTGTTGATGAGCATGAAGCTCTTGCCCGTGCCCATTTCTGCAAACAAAGCTGCCTCTGGATGCTCCCAAAAGCGCTCCAAATACGCCGCTTGATGCACAAATGGCTTGTTCTTGAACGGATACCGCTCCAAAAAATAATTCATCTCTTTCTGCCTTTCTTTGATAAAGGGTATTGACAACCCGAAAAGATAGTGTACACTAAAAGCACGTTTCAAGAAAGGAGAGCGTAAACATGGCAAGAGTTTTTATTGTGCAAGAGATGCCGAATCACGATATTGCGCCTGCAATGAAGTATGGGGACATGTTGGTTCTGTTAGAGCCAAATACCCAGATTGCATTCAGCACAGCACCGACGATTCGCATGCTGCGGCGTAAGCTGCGGGACTACAAGGATGGGGACTATCTGTTATTGACAGGTGACCCTGTAGCTATTGGCTTGGCCTGCTCGATAGCTGCTTTCTATAACGCTGGCCGGTATACGGCTTTGAAGTGGGATCGCCGCGAAAGAATGTATATTCCGATTAAAATTGACATAACCGAGAATGGAGAAAGAGATGAGTAATATCAATGATATGTTTGAGCAGGATGCTGGTGCATTGGTCGTCAAGAATGAGGACCTGCAATCAGTTGGTGAGTTGGCCAAACGTGCCAAGCAGCTCGAGAAAGAGATCGAAGAGCTAGAGGCCACTGTCAAGGAACGCAAAGAACAGCAGCGCAAGTTGTTGGAAGAAAGCATTCCGGGCCGTCTGTCAGAGCTTGGCATGAAGTCGTTCAAGATGTCAGACGGTAGCCAAATCGACATCAAGGCGTTTTACAACGCAAGCATCAAGGAAGAGAACCGTGCCAGCGCCTATGAATGGTTGCGTGGTAATGGTTTCGACGACATCATCAAGAACACCGTGTCTGTGCGCTTTGGTCGAGGAGAAGACCAACTGTGCGAGACACTACTGAACCAATTGCGTGAGGACAACTACCCAGTTGAACAAGCGCAAAAGGTCGAACCCCAGACCTTGAAAGCTTGGGTTCGCGAGCAGGTGGAACGCGGAAGCGAGTTCCCCACAGAGCTGTTTGGCGTATACATCGGCCAAAGAGCAACCATCAAATCAGCATGAAAAAGGAAAATTGAAAATGGCTAAAAACGAAGTAGCAGTGAAGAAAGAAGGCGCGTTAGTTTTATCTAATGACTTTGAGCAAGACAGTGGTGGCTTTGACGGCATGGGACAGGAAGATTTTGCTCTTCCGTTCCTGCGCTTACTTACCAACACTTCTCCCGAAGTTGGTGAAGTTGAAGGAGCCATGCCCGGCATGGTTTATAACTCTGTCACCGGTGAGTTGTATGACGGCAAGAAAGGTTTGACAGTGGTTCCTTGCGCATATGTACGTCAGTACATTGAGTGGGCACCACGTGGTAGCGGCAGTGGA